CGCACCGCCTTTCTTGTCGGATGCAAGGTTATTTGTAAAAATCCACACACATCTTAAAAAGTGTTCGCTGAGTAAATTCAGATTTTTGGTAATTGCTTCAATATAAAATTCTTTCATTATCTTGCACCGCCTTTCTTTACAAGGCGGTAAATACCGTCGTGATCTATTACGTCCTCATCATTCAAATCTGCCATAAATATTACAACGCCGCGCAACAATTTTTCGTTATCACATTGGATTGCAAGCCGAGAAAGCAACGATCTGTACTGCTCAATTTGGCTCGGTAAATAAGTTCCATCCTTTTTTATGATTTCATTTCTGAAAATGTCCTTAAGAATTTCGCTGGCAATATCAACCTCATCGGATTCGTTCGGCAGTCCGAGCAAATTCATGGCTGATGTTACCACTTTGCGAAAACCAATCGGAGAAAAATTATCAATGTCCGTTTCGGTACTCCAACCACGGTTATACTTCATCCTCTCGATTTCCACAACATGATTCACTTTCTCCATCAGCGCGTCACTATTAAGTATCGTTCTTACAATTTCTTCAATGCTTCTCATAGATTTTTCCTGCCTTTCGTTTGCTGTTTGACAACCATTCCAAAAAGCGGTATAATCCATGTATCAACCGCTTTTGGTGGTTGCTTGAGTATTGGAGTAGTTATATTGCTTGTCAGGGCTGTAACTACTCTTTTTCATTTTCTAAAACATTTTCAATCCCTTTTCTTACAACATCAGTCCTCGTGACGTTGTGTTTTTCACAGTATTGGTTAAGCTTATCATTTGTTTTTTCATCAATTCTTGCTTTAACCTCTATCGTTTTTGGAGATAATGCTTTAGGTCTTCCTGTGCGTGGAGACATTTTTACACCTCACTTTCTGTGGCACAATTAAATAATAATATTTGAGCCACAAAAAGTCAATACCCTTTTGAAATATTTTTCAAAAAAAGAAGCGCATCACTGCGCTCCCTCTTTTATACCCGCTTTGACTTATTATTCTATTTGTCTGCTCTTCCAGTAAAATATACTTCTGCATGATCGTATTTCCCATAGCAATCAAGCTGATCTGAAATAGTTTTCCCTGGTTTAATCTCACTGTCTGAATCTGTAATATATGTGCTGTTGTAATTTACCACATTATTACTACTGTCAAAAAATATTGCATACGCGCTTACAAAAAGCGCCGGATTTGTGCTGTTATTGGTCACGGATACAGTCACGTTTTCATCATTAAATGTCTGTTCAACGGATAAATCATTTACAACCGGTTTATAATATGGGTTTTCGTTATAATCTAAGGTATAATCCACCTTGTCAATTCCGGACACACTATCAAAATAGAAAACACCAATAGATGTTTCTCCTGCCCCCAATACATCAATGCTCATGTCGGCGGCTCCTATTGAATTCCCGCTTAAATCTTTGGCTGTAGCGTTTCCAGAAATTGCGACATCCGTGTTTGAATTATTTGTTACAATCAAAAAATCTAATGTGTCTCCTATTGTGTTTTCGTACAGATACTCTTTTACCAAAAAATCAGAATCAGAAACTTCTTCTCTTGTCGCTTCCTTGTTATCTACCGTACTAATAGAAGAAACTTTTTTATTTTGCTCGGTAGAATCAGCAACTGCATCGTTGTTTTCTCCGTTTCCGCCAAATATGGCAATCAACAGAATTACAACTATAACCACCGCAACAAACCACTTTGTTGCCCCACCCTGCTTTTTTCTGCAATTAGGGCAAATTTTTGCTTTAGCTGGAATCTCCGTCTGACAGTACTTGCATAATTTTGTTTCACTTTTTTCATTCATAGCTTTTCCTCCCACCACTTGTAATAAAATGATTCTACCACAAGCGGCGGTATTTGTCACTATAAATCCAGTTCCTTTTTTATATCTTCAATCGTCTGTTTTGATGTTTCTAGATATAAAGGCAAATCTTCTACTAAATGTTGAAACTCTATATCTGTTTCTGGTGTATTCATTGTTTTTAATATGTCATTTTTCTGCTCATCATTGATATTGTTATTTTTTTCAAGTACATCGCAAATTTTTCTTATTGCATTTCCAATTCCAATAAGTGAACTCGGTACATTATATACCTTACATCCGCTTTCCAATTCATCTATTCCGTCATAGATACCAATAATTACTCTAACATTGTATTTTTTATCATACAACATATTTCCAAACCAACCCTTAAAGATTTCTCCCTCAATTTCAAAATCAAAAACACCTTCTGAAAATTCATATCTTTCATAGAGTTTAGAAAATTCTTCAAATTCTTTCTTACTTTCAAAACTCATATCTAAAGTATACATTCTACTTTCTTTTACAAATTTTTTTACTGAAAATTCTTTTCCATCACATAATAATATAGCCATAAAATCCTCCCATATTGTTTTTTTGAAAACATTATATCATAGCATGAGAGGATTTCAACTATTATCCCCAAACAGGATCAAATGCCGCACTATCTCCATATCTTCTTTTGGCTTCGCCTTTATATACAGATTTAGCCGCATTAAATACATCATTATTACTTAACATTGGTTTTTTCAAAATTTCTGACAATAATTGATTTTGCTGTTTAAGTAACGCAATTTCCTGCTGTGACGTACTGTATACAGCATCACGAATACCTGTGATCTCCTGCCCCCCAGCAACTGCTGTCTTTCCTCCAACTGTTCCAAGGATTTCCGGTACGCCGTTTTCTCCTGCCATAAACATGCTGTACTGTTTTGGAAAACCTCCTGCGGCGAACGTTGGGATTTTTCCAAGGTTAATATTGCCAGCTTGAATTATTTCTTTTCCACCAATATTTACAGAATCCCATGAAAAAGACAGTTTTGAATTAAGCCACGTTGCAAAATTATTCCATACCTGCTTAATTCCTGCAACAGCATTATCAAATGCCTGCTTCAATCCGTCAGAAATGCCACTGAATGTCCATTTGTCTTTCGTAAAATACGGTGCGACATGATTTGTCCACCAAGAACCAATTCCAGATGTACTCCACCAGTTACTAAATTCGTCCCATTTTTCAGAAAGACCTTTTTTCATTCCGTCTCCCTGTTCATCCCATTTTTCTTTTGTAAACCAAGGTTTCACATGATTTTCCCACCAGTTATATATTCCTGTCTTTTGCCACCAATCGGAAAATTCATCCCATTTAGCAGATAATCCCTCTTTTATTCCATTTCCTACTTCCATCCACTTTTCTTTTGTGAACCACGGGAAAATATTCTCCTGAATGTAAGTTAAGGCTTCATTCCACTTTTCTTCTATTTTACCTTTTATTTCTCCTATTTCTGTCTGTATTGAAAGCTTTTTTTCTCCCCAATATTCTTTTACATCTTCCCACCATGAAGAAACATCCTCTAAAGTTGTTGTTAATTTATTGCGAACGGGTAGTTCTACATTCAATCCCCACCATTCTTTGACATTGTCTTTGAACTCGGAAATCTTCTCTTGTAAATTTGGAAGAACAACATTTGCATGTAAATCAACATCTTCCAATCCGTTCAGTTCTTTCCACTCATCTATCCATGTTTTTAAGCTAAATTCGCCATCAAATCCATTCTTTTTCTTCCATTTATCAAAAAATCCAGTAAGTTCAGTAGTGTTTGGAACATTTAAGCTTAATGGAACTTCTTCGTTATATTCATTAACTGCTTTCTGGAAATCATCTAATGATTTATAATCTTGCTTTTTAGGAAGATTTTTCACAAAATCATCTAACTGTTTGCTCCATTCAGCCGTTTTATTGTGTAGTGCTCCTCCGCCAAAGATATCTATTCTTTCAAATGGATTTATAAAAAATTTCTTTATGCTATCCTGTATGTATTGTGTGATTCCACCTCTATTTAGCGATTCCATAAGCTCATGCTTATCTTTGTTCACGCTTTTCTTTCCAATCGTAAAAGAAAGCGTTGCCACTACTACAGCAAGCGAAATAGGAATTGCATATGATAGCAATGATTTTACCGCCGTTTGACCAAAAGCGGCTGTGAATTTCGCTCCTATTAATTTCCCAATAGTCTCCTTGAGAAGTTTCCCTGTTAACAGTTTGCCTGCAAGTTTCAGGGCAAATGCTCCAAGAAGAATTTCAACTGTCTCAATATCAATGTTTGAAAGAAAATCTTTTACGCCTTTCCAAACATCAGACCACTTGATATTTTCTATCATGGTCTTAATTGTCTTGTAAACTCCCTGTACCCAAGTATTTATATCTTCTGCAAGTGCTTTAAAATCAAATGTTTTGAAGAATTTATTTATTCCCTCTGCCAGTGATTTTCCAAAGTTTGACCAGTCAAATGTCTGACCAAAGGAAAGTGTGGCATAAATCGCCGTATTCAGTGCCCCGGCGATCGTCTTTCCTACATTTCCAAACAGTCTCGGATTGATAAGACCATTAAGGAAATCTGCCAAGCCTTTGCCGAAATTTCTTGCCTTGGAATAAATCTTATCCCAGTTGATAGACTCCATAGCTTTTGATAAGGCATCACTGATGTATTTTCCAAGTTGTTTCAGATTTTTAATATCACTTTCGTAATTTTTGAAAATGGTATCAGTCTTGACAAGTTTACCGCCACTGGCACCGCCTGATGCGCCACCACCGCCGGAACCGCCCGAACCTTTTTTGCCAGAACCATCATTTGTGGTAATCAGTTTCAATTCATCAAACTGACGGACGCCCTTATTCATCTTGTCGATGTTCTTTGCCGCCTGTCCGGTATTGTCAGCAATATCGCCTGCGCTCTCTGCCGCATCTGAAAAACTATCTGCAAGACCTGCACCGGAATCCTCATATTTCCATCCGAAGATTGCGCCTAAAGCGTTTGTAACCTTTGTAACAAAGCTGATAACAACCAGTAAAACGGAATTGAGTGCTTTTACGAATGGTTTAAAAGCATTGATTAATGCTCCACCAATAACACTGCCAAGCTGTTCAAATGACTGTTTTAAAATTCTTATCTGGTTCGCCCACGAATCAGCCGTACGTGCAAAGTCTCCCTGCGCTGTCTGCGTATTGGCAAGCACATACTGATACCGGAGCATTGTCTTTTCAGCCTGTGACATAGACGCAATATCAGAATCTAATCCCTGTTTCATCGCCCACTCTTTAAGGGTTGCCTGTGTAAGATCAAGACCGTAATCTCTTAATGGGCGTGTCTGTCCGGTAAATATTGCAGCTAAATCCTGCGACACAACATCCTGATCTATGTTATACAGAGATGCCATATCAGCAGTTAATTTTGTTAAATTCAAAGACACATCAGCCATGGAATCAGACAAACCAATATAGCCATCTGTCTGCTTATTCAAAAACTCATTGGCTTTCTTTATCAAACTGCTGTCAATTCCCATGGCTGTTCCCATTGCTTGGAATCGGCTTGCCGTCTGTTTCAGTGTCAATTCTGACATACCGAACTGACGTATAGAGTCCTGCGCAAACTCATTGACTTTCTTTGACATGTCCCCAAAAGTAACATCAACAACGTTCTGAACCTCTGTTAATGTGGATGATATGTCGATTGCATTTTTTATTCCCCTGATCGCTCCGTACAGACCAAGATAAATCCCCATAGAGGACAAAATCTGTCTTGTGAATGACTTGAGTCCGATCAATGCTTTCCCTGTGGATGTCTTAAATCCAAGGAAAGAACCGGAAAGGCTACTGATGCTGGTATTTAATCCAGAAATCGCACCACCAGACCTGTTGGAAAGATTGCCAAGTGCCTGCGTCATCTGAATGATATTTGAAGATACATTTGGTGCTTTTGAAAGCGTCTCAAACAGATATTTAAGGTTGTCAGCAAGCAAAGGTATATTTGTTACTGCACGTCCGCTTGCAACGCTTCCAAGCCTTGATATGGCTGTTACAAGGTTGCTCATATTGGTCATATCAAAATTCAATGCACCTATCTTGTTCATCTGGCGTACAAAGTTTTGTAACTGCGCAGATAAAGCCGGCAGATTCTTTGTCGCCTGTGTAGATGCCTTGCCACCAATTTTTGACAGTGCCGACACCATGCTTATGAGTCCGCTTGTATCAACAGCCTTAACACTTGCTATTCCAGATGCAAGATCTCTCACAGCAGAAGATATTCCGTGGATAGAATTTGCATCAACACCAGAAAATTTATTGAGTGCCCGCACCATTGATGTGATTTCCGAAGATTTACCACCTTTGAACCCGGTAGCCGCATCGGAAATGCTTCTGATTCCGCTTGCAATATTTGAAAGTTTTGCAGTGTCAAACGATATGCTTTCCCGGAGCCTATTCATGCTGTTTACAAGGCTTTCTATGGAATTACTTGCTTTTGCAGAGTCAGCTTTGATTTTTATTTGTAATTCATCAATGTCTGCCATATATGCACCAACTTTCTATGCAAAATAAAAAGACGGTAGGCTGTGACACCTTACCGTCCTTGATCTACTCTTTTAATTTTTCTCTTGTAACCGGTCCGCATTTCTTATCTACTGTAATTCCGACTTTTTTCTGGAATGTTCCAATACCGGTCGCCGTATCATTTCCAAGAATACCGTCCACATTACTGTTTCCCTTTTTATCTTTTTCATCCAGGCATCCGTGATAAATAAGCTCCGTCTGAAGCCATCTCACATCATCCCCTCTCATGCAAGGGAATTTTTTCTTTAAAATCCTTGCAGGTTCCGGGTATGGGTTTAAATGATCTTTTACATTTTTTCTAGGGTTTCCGCTTGTCACAATCGCTGTATGACCTTTTGTTTTTGTGACAATAACATCTCCGTTGTAAAGAACCATTCCTGCCGCATAACCTCCAATGTCATCAAACATGCCACTAGAAAGAAGTACAGATTTTTCATTTGCTGTGGTGAAATTTCCAACATCTTTTCCAGTTGCATGAATAATGCATGCACGTACCGTTGTGCCGCAATCTGCTTCTGTTTTTACTTTTGAATTAATACCATATTTGACAATTCCAAGCCGGTGTCCCTGACAGTAGCCAATATTATCATTATTGCACGCTGTAATCATTGATTCTGCCAGTTTATCCGCCATATCTTTTGTTTTTGGCCTTAACACATACCATCCTTTTTTATGAACATAAAAGTTTTGCATACTTACTTCTGTTCCGGTCTGATCTCCCGGTCTCCCACCGGTCAATTTCCCATTTTCATCATGTCTTGCAGATCCAATTCTAATTGACATATTTATACCTCCAAGTTCTTTTCTGGTTTTGGATGGCTCAACTCATAGTTTGACTGCATAATTTTGAGCTTTGCCACAAATAGCTCTCTCTGTTTCTTAATTTCTTCTTCCGTCATTTCCGAATCATATTTTCCTTGCTGTTCATTGATTGGTTTTTCAATATACTTTGATTTTGCTTTCCGACCGGCAAGGCAATGTTCTACTGCCACCGATACCGCAGACAATCCATATGTTCCAAACCACATCCACATCTCATTGTCTCTTTGCTTTTTATCTAAGTTGTAAGCATCCGCATAAGGCTGTAAATCAGCCGGGCAGGACGTGTCTATGTCATGCACAGTAAATCCGTACCCCTTTGTAACTAAAAGCCAAAACGGGCGGATTTCCGTGCAATACGTTTCCCATGTAAGCTCTCTCTGTTCTTCTACTTTTTCCTCGGAGTTTTCTTCTCCGCTTCTTCCTGCTCTGCTTTGAGCAGTTTTGATAAAAAACCATTTTCAAGCAATTCCGCAAGAAGTAACTGATAAAGCTCCTCGACATCCGAATCTTCTTCGTCAAAGTAATCATCAAGCATGGCATATACTTTTCCAAGCTGCTGTTCCTTTTCTCCCTCGTTTTCCGAATCATATCCAAACTCTTCTTTATGGAACTTCTGTGCTCCAACAAGAATTAACTCCGGCAGGAATAAAAGAATTTTATCAATTGCTTCAATATCTGTAATCTGGTCTAATTCTGCTACCTTTTTGATAATCCCGCTTTTGACGGTTGCCTCATATCCAAACTTGATCTGTAATTCTTTCTCGCCAAATTTTAATTTTGTCATTTTCTTTCCCTTTCTCCCTCTCATATAGGGAAAGGCAGTCCGAAGACCGCCCTGTTCTTTTAAATTGTTTCTTCAAGCTCTGGCTCGGTTGTCTGGTTATCGTCAGCCGATCCAACCGAACTATTCGACTGACGTGTTATTCCCCCGGTGTAAAAGCTACAGCGGTGTCCATGCCCTTGTATTCTTCAATGGTAAGATTCATTTCAACCGTCAAAAGTTCGTTCTGACCAATCTCCGGCTGTGGAATCTGCTCTGGCGGCTGAGCCACAACAAAAAACGCTTCGGTAAATCCCGGGATAATCGTTTCAAACCACATTCTTTTCCCGCCGGCAAGCGCCTTGTACGCTGTGATAAGTGCTTCCCACTCTTCCTTTGTGGCATCTGTAAGGTTTACCGTGATAGGGAAAGAGCCACCGGTATCTGCGCGCCCCTTTACATATCTGGTAATAGCATCTTCTAATGCAGATGCGTCAATCTGTTCAGGCTCAATGTTGATACCGCCGATTGCGTTAATTCTTGTAAGCTGTTTAAATGATGTAGGCTTTGTCCCAGCTGTTGTTTCTGTTCCATAGCCAAACGTAATGCCTAACGTAGACAATCCTGCTTCTGCCATTTTTTCCTCTCTTTCTACCGCCAAATAATGCGGTTATCAGACGCATATCTTTGCGCCCGGTGCATAAAAAATAGAGCCTTTCGGCTCTTTTACATCAATCTGTCGTTGGCTCCGATTATCCTCCGGAACCTTGCAACGCTTCTAAATTTTTTTTCGCTGTCGTTTTTAAACTCCGGCATTGCTGTAATTTGAAATCGCATCTGCTTAAAGGCATCGGCTAAAATAGCCATGATCCCTTTTGCATCGCTCTGCTTTGTGTTTGTAATGACGTCAACCTGTATTGTTTCCTGCACTGCATTTACGGATGTGCCCTCTAAATCTGCCCCACGTTCAAGCCCCGGCATCTCATGGATATAAATAGTCGGGAAAACAGGGTCTTTATCTAGGTTCTTTTCAACCGTTGTAAATGCAGTGTCAAAATTCATGCTTTTGTATTTCTTCTGGAGTTTTGGTTTTGCTATCGTTACAACATTGGAAAAAATGTTTGTTTCAAGGTCAAATACCCACTGGTTGCCTGCCATTATCCAAACACCTCCTTCGCTGTCTGTGTAACAATCTGACGCAACTCATTTGCGGTCAGATACATAAATGGTCGGCTTGGCATTCCCTCTGTAAACCACCAATCGCCATTGTCGTCCTGATAAAACCATCCATATCTTCCATCTGAAATCTGATGTATAGTTTTTCCACTTGCGTACTGCCACGAAACACCCTCCGGCAGTTTCCCATGATAAGGACTTTGCTGTCCCACAATTCCGGTTCCAAACTCAACAAATGCGGCATGGTCTGTACCGGCTATTACCGCCCATATCCCGCCGCCCTTAGTGCTTCCTTCGTATTCCACGTGAACACTTGAAATCAGTTCCGATGTGAATATTGCGTCAAGGTCAGCAATTTGCACTCTGGCAATCTCTACGCCCTTTTCCGCGAGTTTTTCTGCCAATAGCTGACATTTATATGTTAAGCTGTTTTGATAGGCTCTAAGCTCTTGTATTGCATTCTGAATAGACTTTTCAGACAGGCTCATTGTGATTACTTTCTTCCCCATGCCGCACCTACTTCACATTTTTTTGCAATAAGAACAAATCAACCGTCAATCCCTCGTCTGCAACACCTTTTACGATGTAATCAGCCGAATTTTCGTCAACGATTGTATTCTCTTCATCTTTGTACCTTACATCTGACCGTTTCCATACCAAAGAACCGACGTTCAATGGAAGTTTCCCTTTGTCCTCGACAATTTGAACAAAGTTTGTGGAATTGTCAACGCCAAACTCTTTTATAAGTGCTTCACTCAACTTATTGCTGATTGAAGAATAAAAAACCACAGGCTTCTCGTAACCTGTGGTATACTCTCCGGTTGTTTTCGGTA